AGGACACAACTCTTCTTTCTTTACCATTTACGATTTCATTTAAATACATATTAGCAAATTTCTTTTTAACGAAATTGTAATCAGTAATACGAACTAAATCTGTAGGATCTTTAGCACTATAACCTTTAGTCATAAATAAAGCTGTAAAGCCATAATTCTTTTCATATTCGATAGCAGATGTAAGACCTGTGTTATCCGTGTCAAGCATAACATAAATTTGAGATTTAGTAGTTTTTCGTAAAACATCAACAATATCATCTGGAAGTTTTGCAGTTTCACTAGCAATCACATAAACTCCAACATCGTTAATTCTAAGTTCTTTCAATAATCGTAGTATTAACATTTTATCCTTTTGAGATTTAACTATTAACTTATATGTAGTATTAGCTAAACTATTAAGATTTTCAAGAGGACATTTATTATTTGTAATAAAACGATTAGCAGTATACTTATTTCTAAATGGAAAATAAAGTTTAATACAACCATCATTAACTTGATATTCATAACAAGGATCATGACGAGTATAATAATACGGATTACTAATACCATCAATCTTAAAAGATTCAACTACTTTAACGAATCTATCAACTAGATCATTAGTAATACCAAATTGATTATAATACTTATAATCATAAAAGGATGCTTTACGATTTACAGTTGTAATAATACGAAATTCATTATTAATAATTCTATTTTGACTTTGATAAACTCGATTAATATAAGGTGAATCATTCTGCACATCAGAAGCATATTCAATAATATGAGAACAAATATCAACGAAATCTTTATTATTAGTACAATTCTTTTTAAGAACTAAACCAACAATTTCAAATATATCACCTCTATAACGATAATCAGCAAAGTCACGAAAAATTAACTTATTACCATACCATTTAAAACTAACAGAAGGATTAGGATCATAACGAAGAGGATTAGAGATTTTATAATTGCGTAAACAAATACAATTATTTATCTCTGTTTCAGGAATATTAAGAAAGACAGAATAAATATGTACTTGATCAAGTGTATTCAAAATATAATCTTTATCACTTGTACTCCACATATTTACATCTTTTGTAGCATTTGCAGTCCCCAGTAGGGAACAAGGCTGTGGTCGAGAGCGGAGCGTTAGCAACACTATGCACAAAACCAATAGACACAAAAAAAGAGGATAGATTGCTCTACCCTCTTCAAAAGTCTAAGTTACATCTTAATATTTACCCGGAGTACCACCGTTACCAGCATAACGATTCTTTAAAGCATTAATTGCATCAGCATTAACGCCTTGACCGGAACCGTAATCCATAGCAACGCCAGCTTCAGCGGCTGCACCAGTAGGTTTCTCGTCTTTATCAGCATCTTTAGAGAGTTCAACAGTCTCACCCGGAAGAATTTCAATAGAAGGTTTTTTACCGTTAATAACACGTTCAATATAACCTTGACCAACAAAGCCCGGAGTACAAAGATATTTACGATCTCCATAATGAGCAAGAAGTTTCATCCAAACAACGATAGGTTCACCTTTTTCATCTAAGAATACAGGCTTACCATCTTTACCGGCATTAAACGCTTTAACAAAGAACTCACAGAAAGCTCTCCATTGAGCAATACGACCGTTAATATCAGCGTTCATATCAATAGGCTGAGGAAAGCCGGGTTCAACGAAGTTAGGACAACCGATATAAGCATCGAGACGATGACGACAATTCCGGTACGCTTCCGTAATCAAAGAGGTAAACGTTTTAACATCTACAGCAGTTCCATCAGTTTTGCGAGTAGTGACGATACGGAAAGAATCAGTATAAAACCGATCAACTTCATCACCGGGAACAGGTTCTTCTTTATAACGGAAAACAATAGTTGGTACAGGAATACCAGCATATTCATACGTAGAAGCGATTCCATTTTCATCTACTTTTGGAGTTTCAGTATCCTTAATCTCTACAGACACGAGATGAGCTTGACACAAATTGTTGAACTCTTCACGAGGTTTAAACTTCTTATCTTGAGTAACAACAACTTCACCAAAATTAATAACACCAACTTGACTTTTATTTACTTCACTCATTTTATAAATAATTTAAAGAGTAAAAAAAAGAGGAACCTTGTTAGTTCCTCCTTTTGTAAGATAGATTCCAAATTAATGGATTACTTATAGAAGATTAAATATCTTCATTTTCAGCTTTTGCTTCTTGAGCTACCTCAGCTTCTGCTACTGGTGCATCCTCAACAGCTACCGAAGCATCATGCTTCTCTTCTGCCTCATCAGCTGCTTGTTCAGCTTCAACAGAAGGATCATACGGACGTTCGATAACTTGAGCATTAACACAAGCATAGATTCTCAACATAGAACCATCAGAGTTCGGATAGTCAATACCGGTATCAACAAGTTCGTAGTGAACTTCACGATTTGCAGTGTACTTAGTATAAGTTTTACCCTCAGAATCTTTTTTATCAATTCCGTAAGCATAACCAAGCTCAGCTAACTTATCAGCAGTGATAGCTTGCGCATCTACAGTATTCTGCAAGAATTGTGAATAACAAGCTGCATAAGAGCAGAACAATTTACGTCCAATCCCTTTAGCTTTACCAACAGCAGCTAATGTCATCATATCATCAGTTTTCACTTTAGATACCATGATGAAGAACTTCTTATTAACATCGTTTTCACATTGATCAGCAGTTAAGACCATAGCTTTCATATAGTTACCTGTTTCAATATTCAACATTTTAGAAGCAAGACCGTTAATACACATTTTATTGATGGAGATATTAACAACAAGCTCTGGACGAATCTCATCACTTACTTTAGCAGCTTTAGCTACAGTTTCAAAACGACCTTCATTGATACCAGCTTTCAAGAAATCAAAATTCATTTTTTCCATGACTTTAACTTTATTAATAGTTTATGTAAGATAGATGTTTGCAATACAATTACCACAAACGGTATTTAATTTTTAATAATTAGCGTTATCATCTGCTTCTACGTATTGAATATCAATAGTATCATCATTAATTGACTTAACATCTTTAAGTTCAACATCACAATACATACCATTAAGAATATCATTAGCGCAGATACGTGCAGCAAGCATAATTGCCATTTTTCTCATAAGAGCGCGTGTATGTTTATCCCAATTATCTTTACCTTTAACATCAGCACCTGTTATAGAATGTTTACCCGATTTAAGACCTGCATCTATAGCTTCTTGAAGAGTATAAGAAATAGTAGTTTTCTTACCTTTTCTAATAAGTGAAACAGTAGTACGATAAGTGTCAATAACACGACTAACAGGAACCATACCTTTTTCAGCCATCGCAGCTCTAACATAATCATCATTATATTCATCTACATCAATATGACGATCAGGATTAAATTCAATAATAGGTTTATCAAGTTGTAAATTGAAATATTTATACACAGGAACAAAATCTTCATCAATATCAATATCAATATGATGTTTATTAAGACATCCTTCAACAACATTGATACCTGTATAAACTTGTCTAGTACCACCACTTTCAAAACAGAATATATTCTTTAAAGAAGCGGTAACAGAAAGACCAAGAGTTTTACCAAGTTCAACCTTTTGAATAGCGTCGAGATTAAGATTACGGCCATAAGCTAGAGAAGTCATAGGAGAAAGACCTAATTCCTGCCCAGTTAATAAACAAGTAACCATGTTATCAATGTTAATAACTTCAGTGACAGTTCCATCTTTAGTTACATTTTCTTTAAATCTCGCACCAAGATCAGTATTTATAAGACTTTCAGCAAAAGTTCTATATTCACCAAGAACAGCGAGATTACGAGTAATTACATCTTTATTTGCTTGTGCGACAGCTCCACTATTAGCTTTTACAACTTCACCTTTATTAGCAGCAGCATTAGCACCGTCTTTCGTAGCATCATCTGTAATAACTTCTTCACTCATTTTATCGTTTTCTTTGTCTTTATTTTCCATTGGTAAAAGTAGATAATATTTTTGACGTGTGCAACAACAATAAGCACTAAATCATCAAAAATTAAAATTTAACATCTTTAATGCCGTTAGTCCAGACAATATCAGTAGTAAATTTACTTTGCGCATCAATGAGTTTTTCTTTCTCTTTTGACGTGCGGTAATCGTCCGAATTGAGTGCGAAATCTTGCATATAAAGCCATATTATAATAGTAGGCTTATTTATGTATGGTTGTTCTTCTTTCTTGTCGGAAATGGTCTTAAATGGGTTGCAATATGGAGAGGTACATATAATTGTAGTAAGACCCTCAACATCAAAAACCACATTAGCAACTTCATCTGTAGCAATAACAGAAACATCACCATGTTCAAGATGTTTTAAACATTCTTTTCGGATACCAATATTACCAAATACTTTAGGTTCACCTTTCTTAGCACCAGTAGTATAAGTATAAGGCTGACCATTGAAATCATAACAAATCCTAGAAGTCATACCTTTATACCAACACATACAGTAATCCAAAGTCTCAACAAAATTAGTAATAGAACGAGTCTTACTTAGAACAAGTCCTTTACCTTTAATATTCTTAATAGCAGTAGCAATAGCTTCTCTCTTATTAAGATTATTATTATATAACTCTAAACGTTTCTTAATAGCATCACTAAATGCTTTAGTATGAGTGAGTATATTGTCGGGATTCCAATACATTTCTACTTGCTTATTATAGTCATTAGAAAGATTAAGATTAGCTTTCCAACCCATAACTTCAGCAACCATATTACGTACTGTTTCACTATGTATATGCTCTACTTTATCAGTAAGATTATTTACATAATTAACACCCATGTGACAAGCTTTAATAAGAGCCATATCATCTTCTACCATATCCATACATAGATGAGTAAACTTCCTAAACTCATAATTTATCATCTTAGCTTTACCTTTAAATATAGAAAGCATAGAAGAAATTTGTTCAGTAAGTTGTTTATATAGCTCTTTTTCTTCACTTGCAAACTCAATACCAACATTATATATGACATAAGGAGAAATCCAACCTTCTTCCAAAGCCATACCTTTAGTTATAGTATCAACAACCGGAATACCACAAGCAGTAAATGCTTTTAGCATATTAACCGGAATTTTTTTCGTAGTAACAAATAGAAATTTATCAGCAGCTACTTTCTTCAACTTCTTGAAATAAGTATCATCTTTATAATAAGCTTCATTTGTACAATCAAGCATTACAAACGTATCAGCATATAACATATCTTTACCTTTACAAGTTTTAGTGATACGATCAATAAAATCTTTAAGTAAATCTATAACTACACCTGTATGAACAATACGTTTACGAAGAGAATCTTTCGTCTTAATATCAGGAACTACAATGTGAACATAAGGATCAGCTTCAACTTGATTAGCTATATGCTGAATAACCTCACTAATTACAAGAGGAATATCAATACGTTCAGTATATTGAAATAGACCTTTATAACCAGCTTGTTTCCATTTAAGAATACCCTGATAAATACGCTTATATTTTTCAGAAATATCGTAATCTTTCATCTATCTTAATTAACATCTGTAAGTTTAATATTATAAAGAACAGCTCTAGCGCATTGTTCTATCTCATTACGATTATATACATCATCAACATAATCAGTTAATAATTCATATAACCTAAAGCCAGCATCACCCATGATACGACAAAGATCAAAAACAATATGTTTAAGCATCTTATCATGGTCGTAATCTTTAAAGTTCTTACTATTGAAAGGATATTGAGTAAAGAAATCTTCAAAGGCAGTATCTAAATACACAACAATAACAGCTTTAACAGCTGAGAATTTATTGGTATAAAAATCTTTATAAATAACAGCTCTATCTCTCTTCATATCTTACCAACCAAACAAGTTATTACTATTATTGTTAATACCACGACGTTCACCTTTACCTGTTTTACCATTACCATAAAGAATCTTATTAGCTTCATTAATATAAAAACCAAAATGAATATTATAATCTTCTTTATATTCATAATCATTAAACAAAGCCACTTTCTGTCCAGCAACAAGAGCTTTCTCATCAGTTATAACACAATCACTAATATCTTCTCCATAAGTTATATTATCAGAATTTTGAACAATAGCTTTTGTTATAGCACCACCACCAGATTTACAAATATAAAAACGATTATGTTTTTGACATTTAAGCCAAACAGGTTTACCATCTTTAATTGTCTTATAAATAGTTGTATATTTACTAGCAACTTTTTGACTAAAACAATAATCGTAAATAGCAGTTTTAGAAGTATTAATATAGTTTTTAATAAATTCAGTTATATCAACACCATAAAGGAAATATTCTTTAAGAGCTTTCTTTACAACAGGATATTCATAACCTTTATTATATTCAGGTTCTTGAAGAAAATAACCTTTATATTTAATAAATTTATTTTCAATTGCAGCTTTAGAAGTATAAACATTACCTTTATTATCTATCCAACTACCGCTACGATTATAAGATTGCAAAGCATCATAGAAACCATATCCAACAGCAATGTAATCATTAACAGCACTTCTACAATATTTTTCAAATTTCTCAATTTCAAGAGTAAGTTTACTATATTCTTCCCATTCTTTACAAATATGATCAAATGTGCCTTTACGATCAATAGGAAGTCTTATAAGCAAACCATCTGTATTAGCAGAAAGAACTTCAAATTTATTAAGTTCAAATGCTTCTATAAGATTACATAGTAATAATTGCAGATTAATCGTTACGGTATAAGTACACTCAGGATCATAAAGATAATCCATAGCATCATTTAAAGCACCATAAATACGATTAATCACAATCTTAAGAGCATCAGCTTCTAGCTTACGACCATTATGTTTTGCATCAAGTCGAGTAGTTCTAAGCCATTCAACAATACCCAAAAATACTTTAGAAGATAAATGATGAGGACTAACACCATATTCAACAATAAATGAAGGGTACATAGAGTTGCTCGAGGTTTAGTACCATTACCTCAACTGACTATATCTTAATCAATTTCATGATATTCTCCTGTAGGAATATCCATAGGAACATATTTCCACTTATAACCATAAGCTGATTTTTTATTACCATTACAAGCAGAAAGTAAAGTACTACGTTTAACATTAGGATTAGCTTCTTTAAGATGAACAAAATTTTCATAAACATAAAGAATTTTTCCAGTAGCATAATCGCATCTAGCAATTTTATTATTTTGTCGACTAGATGCAAGTTTCATACGATATTCAAGAGTATGTTTATAAGATTGATCTATATTAGCATAACGAGCTTTTAATTCATCAGATATATAATATCCTGTAATTTTATCATTATAAAGATTATCAATACCAATTTTAATTTGATATTCAGTTTTTTTATCTAATAAATCTTCTTCTTTAGCTACATATAAAACAATCGAATAAATAAATCCTTCTATACCATATTTATTAAATGCTTCTTGTAAACGTTTATTTGTATGTCTATTAAAACGTAATTCAGAAAAATGTTTTTGAACTCTTTCTTGACAATCTTTAGAAGAACCAATATAACATTTATTTTCTTCAATACATCTTATTTGATATACACCTTGACCTTTAAGTTTACTAAAAGTCCCATAATTAATAAAATCTGTACTTCTTTTAAAATTTTCCATAGCAATATAAATTTTAATATTAACAATATAAAGATACAATCTAAATACTGAAATTATAAATTATATCCTATAGAATGTATCCTAGAAATTGATTCTCCCCGTTTCCCCACTACTATAAGTAGGAGTACTCACTTTCGTGATAGTCGATGAACACACATCTTTAATAAGATGCTTCGTTGCGGATTCCCCAACACTAATATCTTTTTACTATACCTATTCATTTTCACGATAGCCATATCTACATCACTGCGATATTTAGTAATATTAGTTTTAACAGTATTCCCGCAATTAGAGGAGTTAGGACGCCAACTCACTTACGTCCGGATCAGCAAGAATCTCACCAGATTCAGCCCAAATGACTTTAGGATCATCTTTACTATGAAGACCTCCTTTTGCCATAGTATAACCTTTATCATGAGAAAGAAATTCTAAAGATTGAAAGCTCTTTTTCCAAGTAGTAATAGTAATATTACCAATATTTTCTTTTCTCAATTCACTTTGTTTTGCAGCACCAATACCAATGAAAATACTATATCTCTGAATATTATCAAGAATAGCTCTATAAAAAGGAGTCCTAAAAGTAATACTATCTTTTACAATTTTCTTAATAGGTACAGCACTTCTTTCAGTTCTAAGATCAACAAACTCATAAGAAGGCATACCTGACCATTCAGAATAGAACTTAGTCATAAGATTTTTACCAATAGAACTACGTGACATATTACGTAAATCAATACCATACATCTCACTTAGTTTAGCACGAAGATCAAGTTCTTTCTGTTGATTTTTAACAAGAGCATCAGTACCTAGAACATCATTAATATTATAATCAGTAACAAGTTCTATTTCTTCTCTTTTAATACGATAACTCCAATGAATAGGTAAATCTTGAATACGATACCATTTAAGTACAATCATTACAGCTTTAAGTGCAACAAAAGTAGCATCAAGATAAAGAATCTTTTGAATATCAAAATCAGTAAAAGGACGAAAATATCTACGACCTTTATAGAAATCAAGAAGACGTCTATAAGTTTTACCACCCATATCTTTATCAACAGCTTTTTGAGAATGCTCAAACATAAATTCAGTTATATGCTGTTTTATACCATGAACGTCTTCTCGAAGTCCAGTCTTCCAATCAAATGTAGGAGCATAATGAATAAATATATCAAGCATAGTCATATCATAGTTAAAGCTATTATATCCTATGATAATTTTATGAGTTTTAAAAAACATATATAGACCTTCAATACCACTACTAATATTATTAGAATCATCCCAAGATGCAGGTGTAAAATTCTGACGTTCATATTTATCTTCATGCCAAGCACGAAAGACTATAAACGTCTTAGCACCGATAGCATCAAGAATTGCTTTTTTATCTTGTACATTCTTCGCAATATCCGCAGCAATATATAAATTAATGACATCTTGAGGAATACCATAAGGAATGAAACTAACTTCAAACATATTAGGATAAATCTCAATATCATAAATCCAACTAGTTGTAGGAGATTTAGCATTCATTTAAAAATAACCCATTGATTAACAAATTTACGATAAGCAATAACCGCAGTATCATATGCACGATCAAGATAACTATAATCATTAATTTTACGCATTTGTTCAAGACTTATAGTATAGATATGAATTTTACCATTAGGAAGCATATCAATTCCTTCACCATTTTTAGGAAGTTTCTTACCACCACTAATAATAAAATAAGGATCTTTACCATAAGTAATAAACATACTAGGTTCAACTCTAGCAATTTCTTTTTGAAGTCTAGGAAAACATTCAGTAATAGCTTTACTATCTACAGTTTGATATGTTCCACATTTAACAACAGAAGTGATATAAGATAATGCAAGTAATTTCTTATCTTCAAGAATACGTCTAATAAATGCTCCTGTACGACCACTAAGAACATATTTAGTCTTTCTATCAGCAGGACTAGGAGCAGTAACTAAGTGCATAATAGTTCCGCTCCCTTCCAGTCCTTGTCCCCTACTGGGGATTAGAGAGTTCCTTATACATAACTCACATTTATCACAATATTCATCTTCATATTGATTATCAGAAACATTATCAAACATATTAGAAAATCTATTTGTCATCTAATACTCACTTTTACTAGAAATAGTTTCAAATAAATGTCTAGGCATAAAAATATGTTGTGCATAACAAAATACAACATCATATCCTTCCACATTTAGAGAATATCTATTGGATACAAATCCATTAGCATCACAGAAATTACCATAAGTAATTGGAGTAGCTAAAATAAGAATATCATCAATCATATATTCAGCTTCACCTAACACATTATATTCTTCTTGTGTAATAATCATATCAATAATATTTAGTGGAACTTAGAAAACCCCAGTAGGGAACAAGGTGTGGAAGCGTGCAACACTTTGCATTAATCTCGAATATCAAACATATCAAGAGCCATAATTTCAGGAATAAATAAAACTCCAAATGTATATGTAATTTCATAACCAATATCAAGATCATCATATTCATCAGAAGTAATACCATAATCCATTTTATATTCTTGATAAGTAACACGTTTACAAAGAAATTCATTTCCTTTTGAAGGAACATATTTATATTCAGTCGTATTACTTCCTATTAGCTTCGGTTGTATCGGCATAAACTATACTTCCATCTTCATATCTAAGTGTTGAACAAACAACTGCTGTAAGATCATATCCTTTTTTATTAGCATATTCTCTTAAGAAATCCATTTTACCAACACTATCAACATTTAAACCACTAGCAAATAAATGTTCTTCGAGAACTTGAACAGGGCTCATAGAACATTGTTCAGCTACCCAAGTAATAGGAACCATCCAACGATTATTAATAATACGTTGATTACTACCCATACCACAAAATCCAGCCCAGCATTCTTTAAGAACAAAAAGCTTATCTATATTTTGAATTTGTTCTTCTTTAGTAAGCATAATTTAATGTTTAAATACGTCATTAAACTCATTTTCTTTCATAAAAGCTATATATCCTTTAACAGGAATATTGATTGAAGATCTATTAATAATGATATTATTTACACAACAATCTTGTTCATTTACAGCAAGAATGCAAATTTTATCATTACCTAATTTAGAAACACAATCATCACAAGGATCACTTAACATTCTCATAGGAGCTTCTTCATCTCCTTTAAGTTTTCCTAATAGAGCAATACCTGTTTCTTTGCCACAAATAGGACAAATAGTAATACTTGGATTAACTCCATGTTTTTCACTAACTCTAATACCTTTACTCATAATTTTAAATAAGCGTGTTTAGTAGCTCTACTCATAGCAACATAAAGAAGTCTAAGAGCCTCAGCAGGATTACGACGAATACGTTTACCCCATTTAGTTTGAAAGTAAATAATATCGTCAAGATCAATGCAAACATTTTCAAAGGTTGAACCTTGGCTCTTATGTGCAGTTATACCATAGCCATAATCTATATCTTTAGCAACAAGTCTATTCTTATTAGCAGCATTGAGTCTAAAATCAGTCATAGTAAGATGAATATCCTTAAATCTAAAGTATCTAAACCATCTACTACGATCAGTACCAGTAAGAGCTTTATAATGAATTGCATTTAGCATAGCACCGAAGTTATCCATGTTATTAGAATCCCAAAAATCAATAATCTTAAACATAGGAGTAACCTTACCATCAAACGCAGACCTCAATGTAATACAATAACAAGCAAGACCATTATCTGCTATATAATACCTAACATCATGAACAACATAATCTTCACTATTAATAATAATAGGAGATTTGTATTCATCAAATACAGTACGATATGCAGTAAACATATCATCTTTTGTTATCATACCTTGAGGATTATTCAGAACACCATCACGAATAAAAGTATTCCAAAATCCAATACAATCATTAGTAAAAGCAATAAGTCGAACATAATTGATATCCTTACTAAAGTTATCAGAACTAAACATTTCAATAACCTTATTACGGAAATTAAGTTTATTCATAATAGTAAAACCTTCACCTTGAGCATTAACAGCTTCACGAGTTTGAAGAATATACTGATAGAAATTAGCAGTACCATTAATCAAATCAGAGCGAATAATACCAAACAATTCAAGCAAAGGATTACCAGCTTCTTGTCTAACAATTTGAGTTAAACGAAATTGAACATCAGTATGAGTAAAAGAAGGACTAATACGATTATAAGTATCTTCGTTATCACCCGACGTTCGTTTTACCACAAATGGTATCTGGAGCTCGTCTCCCAGAAAGAGTAGCTTACATCGACACTGAATAGCCGTCTTTATAAGTAGATTAAACAGACCGGGATTAATCATAGAACACTCATCAATAATAACAAGTCTATAACCTCTCATTTTCTGTTCACCTATAACCTTAAAAGAAGGATTCTCAATGTTATAATCTTCAATATCTACATCAGGTCTAAGACCACATAGAGATTGAATGGTCATACCTTTCTTACCAGAACTATTTTCAAGAACTCGAAGAGCTTTATGAGTTGGAGCTGTAACACAAACCTTTTCAACTATCAAATAACGTACAAGATGACGCATGATAAAAGTATTATGAGTCACTATATAATTTTCAGCAATGTATAAATGATCTTTATGATCAACACTTATACAAGTTGTGTTACCTGTTTTGTTTAAAGCTTCAATAGAAGTAATAAACAAATGATCATTCCAATGTTTTGTTTTAGATATAACCTCATTATAAATTTTAAAATGTTTTTTGCTAGAAAATATAATATCATTTGTGATAATTCGTATATCATAACATATATTATCTTTTCTAGTATCTTCATAAACTGTAGCACAAATACCTAAACTATTACAAAGTGTAATAATATCATCTTTTAATTGTTTAGATATAGTAGAATAACTAACTTGACCTTTAGCTTTAATATGACCATCAGTATCAATAAGACCTTTAAGTAAATCTAATCTTTGATCAATATCAGCAAATAAATATTCTTTCGGGATATATTTATTAATAGCAGTACATCTAAGATTATAATTTCTTAAAGCTTCATCAATTTTAGGAATATTATCACCATAAATAGAATTGGTAAAATTAGAATTATTATGCCAATCATAAGAACATTGTAATATATTAGCAATTTTTTCTATAATATCTTTTTCATTAGAACTTATATATAAACGAGTATTAATATGTTTAGCTAAATTATTAGTTAAAACACCGTCACCTAATAACACACCTAATACATAAGGGTGTATAACAAAACTTTTAGTAAAACCCGGAGATACACACAAGGGTATAGCATACTTATAACCAACTTTACCTACAATACAATCTTTTAATTCATCATAAAGTTCTTTAGTTGTTTTAGTATAACTATATCTAGTATAATCTCCATTAGACTCATGATACTTTTGAATAAGTCTTTTACTACGAACTTGCCATAAGTGATTCTCATCACAAATAATAGATCTACCATCTTTAAAAGTAATTTTATAAAGAGGTCTACCCGAATGATGATAAACAGCAGATACAGGGTAAAATCCACCTGTAGGAACTGCTACTTTATCACCTACTTTTATATCTCCTATGCTGTGCCAACCATTAATGGTTAATACCTTAGTATCATCAAGAAGAGCTTTACCAGTACCAGCATAACCACTAAGAGTAAAACTTATGGATTGTGATTGCCACCATTGCCAAATAGCATTAATAGCATCTTCTTGTTGTTCTTTAAAATAAGAAACGTTAATACGTTTGGCAGACCTAAGTAGTGCATCTTTATTAAAATCAGAACTCATCTACAACAACAAATTTATCAGATTTAAGAGCTTTATTAGGCTCACCATCAGGATTATTCCAACTAAGAGTATGTAAACTCATACGAGATGTATCTTTACTCTTAGAAAAATTTGTATCCATAATATAAGTACCTCTTTCAGTAATATAAAGATTACCACTAAGCTCTTGACCAACAAGTTTAATTTTAATCATATTAAAAAGGCTTTAAAATGTATTTACAAGCAACATCAATAGTATTGTAATAACGAACAAGCGGGTGGACAGGTTCAGTAGTTGTATACACATCAGCAACCATTTGTCTTCCGTTAATACTTTTGATAACAGCTCCTCCGTTAGGGAATATAGAAATTGTGACATCATAAACAATATCAAGAAACTCCAGAACCATTCCCAATTGCATACGCCAAGATAACGTAGTAGCAAACTCAATAAAATTACCGCTACCATTAGTAACTTGGAGAAGATAACGTTGAAAAGCAATACTAATATCTTCATAAGGTTTAAGTAGGTTCAACAAAGACGTCTCCATTAGCTGTAAATTCTATATCGTTATTATTACAATACTCAGCAACATCTTCTTCACTAATCTCATAAAACCATTTATAACCTTGATGTTCAAACTTATTACAAAGAGCTTTATACCAAGTAAGAAATATATCTTTAAGCTTAGTAAAATCCTCAGCATACATCCAACTACTATCTTCAAATTCAACAGTAACTGTATTACAATGATTATACATTCTATCAAATTTATAAAAATTAATAGAATAAATACAATCTTCACAAGACTTAATAAAGTCTTTATCTAGCTTAGCAATACTTTCTTTAATATAAAGGATCTCAATAGCTTTATTCCATGTAATACTACCTGTAAAACAAAGACCATCTCCTTGACAATTGCCAAGACTATAATAAACCTCGACCTCTTCAATACCTAAAACATCAAGAGTATGCTTAACAGAATCGGTAAAACCTTGAGCATCACGTGTAGCACTAAGAACATGATCTTTAACAACTTCTTTAGCACTATCACTAAGTTCAGCATACCTATAAACAGGCATTTCAATTTTAACTATCCTCATTTTGGCTCATTTTAGACCCATAGAGACACTTTGTATTAAAGTGAACCAATTGGTTTATTTCAATACAAAAGTGCCTCTATGAGCTTATATTAAAGCGTAGGCAGCTTCTTAATGGTTAATTCACTTCGGCGTTCCTCGGTAATATCCCGATGCTTAAAGATGTAGTGATTAACAGATTCTTGTTTAATGTTATCAAGAAGAAAGTAAGTAAACTCCTTACCATTAAGAACAGTAGTAGTAAGTTTACCAAAGATCGGAAGACCTTCTCTAAATGGAACAAAATTCTTGAGATCAGCCCTAGCTTGATTCATCTCACGAATTGTACCCGGAATCCAATATTCATTATCGAAACCACTGAATTGATGTTTCGGAATATTTGTAATAGGAACAGAGATAGGAACAACAATCTTAGCTTCATTGTTTTCTTCATCTTCTTCACGAACAGCAAGCCACTGATAATGATCTTGACCTTCAAGTTTACTATAAGTAGCTTTCCATTTGCTTTTATGCAAACGATAAAAAGCATTACCATTAGGATTAGGTTCTTTTTGAGTTCTACCTTTAGCTTCAACAGTTTTAGCTTCGCCACTTGCAACTAGATTCTTTAATGCATCAAAATTCATATTGAATAAATCATATTTATCTTTATCACCTAAAACAACATCAGTACGATTTACTGTAATTTCAAAATCATCTTCACATTCATTATCCATACGAACAACAATATATTTAGAATTACCTTTTTTAGATTTAACTCTAACAAGACGTTTCATAGGATCATAAAGACTATAAGCATCTACAATAGGTAAACTTATAATATTTACAATATCTCCCACTTTCAACATAGAATAAACAGGAGAAATATCACCATAAATAGGATTAGCCCATTCTTTAGTTTTAATGAATTGAGAAATATAAGATTCATCAGCACCTTTCTCAAATGTAAGCATAGGTGAGAATATTTTCTTATAATTTTGATGATTTATAGAAACAGGATTACCCTCAACAATAGCGATCAATTTAATTACAGATGTACTATAAGTAGATATAGCATCTTCACGAGTCATTTCTTGTTTACCAAGTTTAATCACTTTGCCATCTTCATAATAGAATGAAATAATAGCTTTTTCAGCATTCATTCTACTAATATAACCAAGATGATCATTGACTAATAAATACATTCCTTGCTTTAATTCAGCAGAAATAATAGAATAAGTAAGATTTGCTTTCATATATTTAAATTTCAATTTTAGTAATAGTAAAAATACCTTTAACACTTTTAGTAATAGCCTTTTTACAATAATCTAACAATTCATTATCTAACGGCTTAGTAAAGTCATATAATTTAAATTGTTTAGGTAAAGTAATTAGCTTATTATAATTTTCATAACCATCTGTATAATAACAAACAACAGAAATTCTATTTTTAATAGACCATAATTGATTATTATACAGTGTGACAGTTTTATTACCAATATTTACTTGAGATGTATTTGCATTTCTATCAATAGAAATTACAGTACCATAGATTCCTCTAGAAGTAATAACTCTATCACCAATATTAAAATCAATATCTATCATAGTATTAGTTTTAGTATTACAAGCTACACATTATGGAATTCAGCAAACCCCAGTAGGGGAATAGGACTGGTCGCGTGCGGAGCTTTGTAGAGTTTATAACATACCTTTAAAATCAATAGTAACAACCTTTCCATTTTTAACAGAATGCAAAACACAATCATCAACATTATCAAGATTTGTATGAAGTTTTTCAGAGATAATCATAAGTATATCTTTAAGACAAGCTTCAAAATTCCCTTTTTCAATAGGAAATATACCACCATTATCTTTATGATTTAAAGCAAATACACCTTCGCCTTCATAAATTTGAGTTTTACCGTTCTTAGTTAATTCATAATAACCACAATCGACACAAACTTTAACTCTATTATCTGGAGATACAGTATATGTATGCTTAAAACATTTAGGACAAATAGTAGTTTTACAACCTTGTTTAGTTCTATCGGCAAGAACCATCTGTTGAATATGTTTAAGAGCATCTATAGCATCCACTCTGTATAACAATCACAAGGTTTACGATTAGTATATTTTGCAGGAGTTATCCATTCTTTAGAATCATATTGTATATAATCTAAATCAGGACACTTTCTTTCAATAGTACTTCTCGTTGATATTTTAGTTCCATAAATGCGAACATATTTACTTCTAAGTTTATTTACACTAGGGAATATAAAATAATACCAATCTTTAACTTCTTCAGCATTATCAATATTATTTATAGTATCCTCTTTAATTGCAAACACTTTTTCAATATCTAATCCAAGTTCTTTCCAATGTTTAGATTTATCTTTACAGATTTGAGTAAAAGACTTATTATAATTAATAGAATCAATTACCTTCTTAACATCTTTAACTTCAGTAGGTTTATTATTAATTTTAAGTTTATGTCTAAGTTCTTTAGCATCATTAATAGCTTTTTCTACTTTAGTTTCTTGATGCTCAACTGTAGTATTTGGAATACCTGTATTAAATATTGCAGCATTGAAGTAAATACAAACTAGACAACGGGGATCTCTACCTAAACGTTGCCTAGTTTCGCAATTATTACATTCACCACTCATTTATTTAAGACCATTACAGTTTGCAGTTCTATAAGTAATATCACCTTCAACATCTACCATTTTAATAGAAATAGAAGGTTTATCACAAAACAGGCTGTCTATAACAGGTTCAAGAATCTTTCTAAATCCATCATAAGGACGTACTCTACGTTTTACAGTTTCAATAACATAACTGTAAAATTCCTCACAATTAAGATGATTAGCTAAGTCAGAATGATCCTTACTTGTAGGATTACTATGACTGATAGCTTTAGCCAAGTGATATTTGAGAGCTTTATCAATATCACTTTGTTGAATAACAAATTCCTTTAGATTTTCTTTTTTCGCCATAATATAAGAATGATTTTCAAAATGATTAATAACTACGTTAGTAATACTAACAATATTGAGGGTACAAAGATAAGCATTAAATTTGATTTAACCTAACATTCAGTCAGTTATGTTTATGCGAATAACATTGTAGCTACATCTTGTATTGCTCCGAATGCTACACATAAAGACTCAAATATAAATGCGAATACTGCCATAAATAACATAAGTAATACAGCTATTGTAAAACTTATCACTATAAATACTAAATTATCGGTATTATGTAGATTATCTATGAATGTTACTAATACACGCCATATTGTTGCTCCTACTGCAACTAATATTCCTAATCCGAATAAAATTAAAATAAAATGAATCATGATTTTTGATATATATATTCTATTTTAAATACTACTGCTTTATTGTCTTTGCGTCCTCCCGGCAAACAACGACAACCTATACACTCATCTAAATGTTTAAAATCACATTCTATTGCAGAACATTGAAATTCTCTTATAGGTGATTCTTCTGCTCGAACCATTGCAAAATACTTTTTGTTTGTATTTTTTCTGCTTAATGGTACTTCATGTAATTTTCCATCTACAGGTACAACAATATACGTTTGTTCTGTATTAACTTTAAACTCTTTTAAGAACTCTTTTGAGTATTCCATACATCTAATTGTTTTAATATTGGTACTGATGGATTTAAGAAATAAGAGAATGTAGGAAAATATGTTGTATGTGGTATTTTCAATACATTTAATAATGAAGCCATGAATATATAATGTAATTCATTACTACATCTTATTTCTATTTGAAATATCTCATTTGTTTCTTCTATACGTGAGAGATATATTTTACAACATAATGAATCTTTAGTCATAACTTAAACTAATATTGCTACTACATTTTCTTTCTTAAATTGTACATTATAATATGTTACTAATCTGGGTGTAATATCAGCTTTATATATAGTTTCAATTGCTGTTTGTATTGCTGTTGAACTATTAAAAACTATTATTATTACATCTTCATCTTCTGTTATAGAGAATACATCAGATAAACATACACATCTTGCTGAATCTATGCTATCTTTTTCTATTGCACTTACAATTACTAACATTGAATTTTGCGTTTACTTTTCATTTACTTAATTCAACCTATACTAGAGTAAGCCTAGCAAATGCCATTTAAAACGTTTGCATTGGCGCATATTAACTTTGAATTATCGGAGATGAGTTAGAGTTCATCCCCGATAAACAAAGGCTTAATTCTCAATATATGGCGATCAAATCTTTACAACTACAATTAATAAGAGTATTGCTATTATTGATAGTAACCAGATTATAGTTACAATAGCATATCTTCGTTCTGCATCTAAATATAACTGCAATTCTTCATCATTTACATCATCGAATAAATACTTATGTCTTGCAGCAATATAAAATGCAAATGGTACTACAAAGAAAGATATAATATAGAATATCTTTTCTAATGCAGCTCTACGTCTAATATGACATTTAATTTCTCTTTGAGTTACGAATGTCTTTTTCATGAATGTAATAATGCTATTTTTAATGGTGAAACTAATGTATGCGCTAGATTCCGCTCTTGACCAGTCCTATCCTCCTACCGGGGACTGCAAAGCTCATCTAAACTCATATTAATTTTACAAATACTTTCTTTGGTTCTTTTGGTATTATAAGTTTATGCAATACAGGACTCTCTTTTACTGCTATACGTGTAAATTTGAAAAAAGATATTATCTTCTCTCTTACTTTCACTGATCTTACTAGAATTATAATATCTGTGTCTGATTGTGATACTTCTACATCTTGTGAACATATGATATTTATTGTTACGTTATACGTTGCACATTCTACAGTTATTCTTAAAGTCATAAACGATAATCTTTAAGTTAAAACTCTTCACCATGAATACTATTCAATAAGTCTGATGTTGATATATTTGCTTCAGATATTGATAATTCTTCAAGTTCTAATGGTTCAATTATTAATTCTTTTGAATCTACAAGTTCTACTACACGTATATTATTTTCACGTAAGAATTCTTGTATTTCAGCTCTTGTTTTTGATGTTGCCGATTGAATCACTAATTGCCCATTTACCCATGATATGAATGTAGTTTTTGGAACTAACCATTCTCTTTCTCTATTATAGACTACTATTCGAAGTGTTCTTGATCTCATTGATGAATTTATTACAGATATACATATATTCTAAGTATTTCTTATTATACTCAGCATTATCTAAATCAAATACTACTGCAATTAAGTTTTTAGTTAATGTTACAATAGAATGATCTATTTCTGCTGTATATGATATGAAATGTGATGCTTCTCTATGTACTAAGAATAATATCGAATTACTTAAAGCATCTGCTAATATTTTAGATGCTTTCTGTCTTTTGAATATTAATTCGTTTCCATATACTACAGATACTTCGTTAGTTTTAAATATAACTTCTTCTGATATTCTGTCTTTAATATATACTATCATAAATGCTAAATTTACAATTATAAATAATAGTAACACTAATAATTCCATGAGAACTAATGCTACTATTGTGTCACTTAAAATTTTATTTATAGATATATAACACTTATCACAAGTGTTTATCTTAATAATACCTCTAATATCTATTCGAATTCTTATATAGCGTGTTATGAAGACCTAAGTAATTATGAAGTTTGAATTCAAATAGTATTAGAGGTATATTCATTGTTACTAATTGTATTAATTTCTCATTTGATGTTTGTTTTGAGGTTAATGGTAATGATATTTGAATTTACGTAAATGATACTATGATATTTTACGGAATTTCTAATGAAATTACAAATGCTCTAAGTATTCTCTATACTTCACATTCTATACTTAATACTATAATTAGTATAGATATGTCATTAATAGATTCACTAAATTTTGTATTGATTCGAGATATACTAGAATTAATTCTAATGCTAATTCAAGGCTTTTATTATTGCAAATTTAGATGTTAATTCAATTCTATTTGATATTGAGTATTCTAGATTTGAAACAATTAAAGTTATTATGCGAAATTTTACAGAATTAATACTAATAATGCAAATGCTTACTCTATTATATCAATTACATCTTTTCTACGGTTTTTTTTAAACTTTTTATAGATATAGATATTCGGTTTGCTAAACTTTGATTCTAATTTGAAGAACTCTAATTAATTCTAATAATAATTCGAATCTTTTTATTTACGCAAATTTAGATGTTAATTCTATACTTTTTGTTTACGCAAATTTAGATGTTAATTCTATACTTTTTGTTGTTTGTGATTATAGATTTGCTGAATTCTAATTTTAATTTGAAGAACTTTGATGTTGCATTGCGCTTTTTGAAGGGCGTTTGAAGATGATTTTGAAGATGGTAGGGGGGATGATGCTATAATTTTGTCAATTATTTTCAACACTAATGTAGTATTCCTTTCAACACTAATCACCCCATCTACTATACTAATGTTGTATTCTTTACCACACTATTGTGAATTTTATTCAACACTATTGATAAAACTTATTCAATTTCTTTTCTATATTCTCTTTCAAATCCTCATCCTTTTCCACAAATTTCAATGCTTTATCGTAATACTCATTGAATTTTTCTCGTCCTATTGCTTCTATATCTTTAACTACTTCTGGATATTCATAGTCATTTAAGTTCCATAACATCTCCAAATATTGCTTTTCTTGCTTAGACAACTTCGATTTATTATTCAAATATTCTTGAATATACAACATCTTTCTATAATCATCTTTATTGAATAATTCTGACACGTGATAAGCAACTTTAAGTTCATCAACAACAGGTAATGTTCCACGTGAAACATCGAGATGTTCTTTAGTTAAAGCAACGATTTCTAGATATTTACAACGTGTATATTCAAGTATTTCTAGTAGAGTATTATCGAAAGACTTGTGATATTCATCAGAATGTTTTCGTGAACTAATATTACTAATTCCATCATTCTTTTCAGCAGCATATTCTTCATATTTAGCAATAATAGCTTCAGCATTAGCGATATTCTGCTTATGTTTGCAAATGGCATCATAGAAGTTATTACATACTTCTGAAGATTCAATAGGAGATTTAACAGCAATATCTAAATTGAATACATTAGTATCAACTTTAATAATTGTGTAAGAATCTCTTTCTTTCTTTTCATAATCAATTCTATTAGCATTAAGCCATTGACAAAAGAATTTGCAATCGTTATCTTGAGTTCTAACGAAAAAGATTTGAATATAATCTTCATAAATGTTAATAGTAAAATGATTAATATTAACAGTTGTATCTTTATAAATTACATTAAGCACATTCATGTTTATTAGTCGGTTAATTAGACAATAAAAAGGGTAAATAGTGCCAAGTGAGAATACTCAGCACTATTACGAATCAATTAAGCAGCATCTTCTGTTGGCTCAGTTGCCACATCTTCGGTAGTAACTTTAGGTTTAACAGCAGCTTTACGTTGAGAACGTGCAGTTTCGATACTCTTGATAAACGTAGATACCATATCCGCACCAACACCAAGTTTACCAAATACACTAATAAGACCTAAAGAACCAACGTTATCAGCACCAGCGAAACTGTTGAAGCTCTTTTCATGATACGTCCACTCTTCAGTATCAGGATCAATATAACCGGTTTCACCAGCAATATTCTCGTCAATAGTAAAATTAACCACATTACCTTCGAATACAATAGGTGCTAAACCGTATTGATTATACTGGTCATTCGTGATATAAACATCAACAAGAGGACTACCATTCAAAGGATCAACACGAACAATCTTACAATCATGTTTGAATTTACCTTCTTTATAGTCATCTTTATTAATATCTTTAACAGAAATGATTTCACCAATAACTGAATGTCTAATCGGAGTTTTTAATTCGTTTGCCATAATGTTAAGTTTTAGAATTATTAAGACAAGCACCATGCCCGCCAAGTACAATAAGGGTGTTAGTCGTGTTGATTAGACGGAGTTTGTAGGGTATTAAAAAAAATAAGAGTAGCACTAAGACTACTCTTATCAATTCAAAGTTTATTAGGTTTAACAATAGACATAATAATAATTGCAATAATAGCTCCACAAATGCAACCAATAAATAAATCTCCATTAATATTAGATGCAATCAATTCAATAATAGATTCACCTAATGATAACAAGAAGAGCACCACCAATATGATGATGCACTTCACAATAACTCTAGTAATTCTCATTGATTCAATAGTTTTAAATCATTATACATATCTTTCATACCAGCTTTAGTACAAGCAATTAACAGATTAATATCATTAGTTTTAACAATATCAACAACTTGCTTATGATCTACAGTATGAAACTGAACTTCTTCATTAATATCATCTTCATCAATCCACTGAGTAACACCAGCAATACAATCTTTGTAGACAATATCAACTACTTTACCAACAAGTGAATCAATTCTATCAAATAGCTTCTTACCGATGAACAGTCTTTCAATAATATTACCTTGAAGATCATTACAATCTACTAGATAACGTTCTGTATAATCATCAGTAGCTTTTAGAACACTAATACTATTCAATACAACTGCATTCAACTTCTTAGTTTCCGGTGCATTAATTAAAGTATTCATAACACAAATAGCAATTACCTTTACATTGCGAGGTTCTAATTATTATTAATTGAATTAATTCTATGCCTTTTAACGGTGATTGTCGCTGAGCAATAGAAATTGTAACTGCAACATCTCTATGGAAAATTGCAGTTCCAATTCGGAAAATCATTCCTCATGAATCATCGACGGGGCTATTCCCCCAAGCATTAGAAGGGTGTGCTGTCGTATAAGGAGGTCCCCCAACTCAACCCCTCACACCAAATTCCTACTATGAACAAACCCATCCATAATAGCAATAGAAGACTTAATAGAAATAAAACCCATATTCTTAAAACCTATAATATAAGCAAACTCAATAATAACTGCAATAAAAGAACCAATAAGAATAACATCCACATCAGACCCTCTCATACCGAAATTTATACATGAGTAAAAGAAGCAAAAATACCTATATAAAAATAAATAGCAATTCAAATAGAAATAACAATAAGATAATAAATATCAAAACTATTTATAACTAAAACATTAAGAGTCTTAGAAAAGACTTAAATAAAGCTTCTAATAAAGCCTCTAGTAAGTCTATAAGTAAACTCTTAAGAATTGCCCTTTGTAACTCTAATAAATTTTGCTGTCATTACTATAATAGAAATACTTTGAGTATATAGAGTATAATTAGAATTAACTTTAGGATAATTAGAATAATTATCTACATCATTAGCAGCACTAATATTACATTTCGCTTTATAAACTGCCAAAAATCTAAAGTGAACTATAAAGACGCTATTGCTAATACTGATATTATTCTAAGTTATACTGAATATACTATTGCATATGTTATTGCTTATATTATAAGTAAACTTAAAGTAAACTCAAATCAAATCTTCTATTATTACTAAAATAATATCTGCTGCAAAGAATACACATATTACTCATTAAAATTATAATAACTCTGTAGCGCTTTGTAATCCCCAGTAGAGAGATAGCTGTGGTCACGAGAGGAATTTTGTTGATGCTAGTGTTAATTCTAATGATAAAGATATTATGTAATCCTCTGCGAATATTATAAATACTACTAATGATACTTCAAAATATCTTACTAATACTTCTAATTATATAATTAAAGCTATTGCTGCCACAGATGCTCCGCGCGCTACCAGTCCTTCTTCCCTACCGGGGTCTGCAAAGCTCCACACAGTTCCTCATACGGGAATCTATAAAGCTCCGCATATTAACGCTATTATTGCAGAGGTTAAT